CTGGCGTTGACAGAACCGCCACCGCCACCTCCTTGGCCGCCGATGTTCAAATCGCCGCTTGATCCAATTCCCCCAGCGCCGCCAGTTGTACTGCCACCGGCAGACCCCCCAGTAGCAGAGCAATACGCACCAAAAGAAGAGTTCCCGCCTGCGGTGCTGGCTGCTCCACCCGACCCGACCGTAACGGTGACATTTGCAAGCGGCGTCAACCCGGTGATGATCCTGATGGCCGTTCCACCGCCGCCGCCGCCACCAACAGAACTTCCCCCGCCACCACCGCCAACAACGGTTGCCTTAATCTTCGTGACGCCGGCAGGAATAGTGAACGTCGCGTTGCTAGTGAAGACGTTGATGTTCGTGAACCCGGAGGTCGCAACCGCTTGAGAAATCCACACGGTGCCGTCCGAAGACAGGACGTTCCCGCTCGTTCCGGGGGCGACCGTCTTGATAGCGCCCGTGCCATTCCCAAGGACCACCGCGTTCGCGGTTATCGTATTCGTCCCGGTCCCGCCGTCCGCAACGACAACCGCCGCCGCCAGATTAGAAACCGTTGCATTGGTGATCGTGCCACCCGTGATCGACACATTCGCGAGCGCGTTCGTGCCGTTGCCAATGCCGTTGACCGCGTTCGCCAGCGTCGAAATATCGCTGTCGAGCTGAGACAGCGGGATTGAACCCGACTGAGTGGCAAACGTGTACGGGATCGTAATCGGTAGAGCCATCAGAACCTCGCCCGGAGTTCGTATTCCATTTCAAGCGTGTTGAGCGTAAACGCGGGGCTCGTCGAAGTCAGCGTCAGACCCAAATACTTGCCATATTGCTGCGCGTCACTTTTGTACAACGAATAGCCAGAACCAGCTATCCAAATCACCGTCGCGCTGCTGTTGTTCGTCCACGCGACCGTCGAGCCCGAATTGTTCGTCCAAATGACCTTGTTGGACACGACGTAAACTGGACTTGTGTTCGTCTCACTATCCACGGTCACGTTGATAGAGGCGCCGGAGCTTGTCGAGGCTTCGATACCGAATTTGAGCGCCTGCTTGTCTCGGATCGTGTCCTGCATCGGCCAGAGCGCCGATTTGATCGTCGAAGAGATCGCAGAAGACGAATCCGCGTAGAATTTCAGAAGGTTTGTTCCTGACGTGCCGTACAAAAACAACTGCCGGGCCGTTGCGACCGGCAGAACGCGAACCGGCGAATCCTGGCTGGTGACGAACCATTTTTTGTCGAAAAACACCAACTGGATCGGCCGCGCACCGGCCACCGGGTCGTTGTAAACGACGTTGAACGCCGCCGACAAGATATTGTTGATGAGGACTTGCCCGCCCGAAACCGGCTGCGTGAAGTCGATCAAGGGAACGACGCCGTCGAGCGCGTCCGAAATCTTCGAGACCGTCGCGCCAATCAGCGCGAACACGCCGTAATTGTTGATGAACAACAGCGAGCGGAAGTACGGAAAGATGCCGTCCGCGTAGCTTGAGCCGGTCGAGGCCGATACGTTCGTATTCGTGAACGTCGTCGTGCCATTCGTGTTGACGCGAACATCCGAGAAGACGTTGATGCTGTCGTCGCCGAACACGTAAAGGAAGTTGTTTGCTGACGTGAGCGAGGTGATGTTGCTATGCAGCGTATCGTCGGTGATGAGCTCGTTGCCGGCCGAAACGCTGATAAAATCGTTGTACTGACCGGCCGCGCTGTAATAAACCGTTCGACCCTGCGACAGCCAGACACGCCCCTGAAAGGACGCCACGTCGCTCAGAGGCTGGTTTGTAACCACGGATTGAGCCGTCGCGGGCGCTGTCGCGCCGCCGCCCGTCAGAGTGACCGTCGCGTTGCTGGTATATCCCGCGCCGGGGTCCGTCACGATGATCGACGTGACCATACCGCCGAAAACAATCGCCGTTCCGGTCGCGTTTCTCGTTGCACCACCGCCTGTAAACGTCACCGTTGGCGTCGATGTGTACCCAGAGCCACTGTTCGTAACGATAGCGCCGACAGTTCCCTGCGCGAACGTGATCGGAGCCGCGATTGCCGCCGCGTTCGATCCGCCGCCGCCCGAAAACGAGATGCCGGGCACGATTGTCATCGTTTGGCTGGCGACGTTCTGCGCCGGGGTGATGTTATACGTCCCAACGCCGCCGGACGCGCTGCGAAGGCTGACGATGGTCGTATTTGACGCCAAATTCGGGCCAACGACGGCCATTCCGGGCACGATATTACCCGTCGAGACCGCCGAAACCGTCAAAATGTTGGTTGTCGCGTTGCTTGTGATCGAAGCCGTGACAGAAGTCGGGATATAGCCCGATCCGGCGTTTGTGATCGTCAGGCCCGTGACGATACCGTTGCCAAGAACCGCCGTCGCGTTCGCATTGACGCCAGCACCGCCCGAAATCGTGATCGTCGGCGCCGTATTGTACCCATAGCCAGGGTTCGTGATGCTGATGCCGACGACAGTGCTGCCCGAAACAACCGCCGAGCCCTGCGCTTGAACGCCATAAGGCGAACTCGGCGCAGAAAACGTCACGGCCGGGACTGACGTGTAGCCGCTGCCGATGTTGCCCATCGTCACCGACTGAACCGTGCCGGCATTGTTTGAAATCGTCGCGATCATGGTCGCTTGCACGCCATTCGTCGCGTTCGGCGCGCTGACCGTCACCGATGGCGCGGTCGTATACCCCGTTCCGGGGTTCGTAATACCCGCCGTGCCAATCGAGCCGACGACGACGACGCTCGTGCCGTCCCACGTAAAGTAGCCTTTGGCCGGGTCTGCGATGATTGCGCGCTCGTTTTTCCACTGCTTCATGCGGACAGAAGCGTTGGAGAACGTACCCGCCGTCGCCAGCGTGGCCTTGGTGTTCGTGTCGGGCCGATAATATTCCGCGCCACCGTTCAACTCGAACGCGACGATATAATCGACGTTATTGATGTTGCACGAGAAGATGCTCGATACGGTATTCGACCACGAAATGCCCGTGTTGGAATACGTCGGCACCACTTTCAGGTTGCCGAAGCCGATTGGCTGGACGTTTTCGAGCCACGCAAACTCTTCGTTGTCGAGAGCCGTGCGGTTAGGCCGCGTGTTCAAGCCCCTGAAGGACTTGACTGTTTGATAGCTCTTTTTCTGTTCAGCCGGTCCCGCCATGTCAGTACACCGAGCTATAGGGATCGGGCATCCGGCGTTGGAACTGCGTTACGAGGACGTTCTGAACCTTCTTGATGTACTCGTTTTTGAAGATTTCCGCCTCGCCGTAGCTCTGCTCTTTGTACTTGGCGGTATAAGCCGCGTAGAAGGGCACCGGCTCCGTAAACGGCAGCGGGATCGTGTCGACATCCGACATGTTTACGAGGTCCGTTGGCTGGACGATGCTGTCCAACTCAATCGAATAGTATTGATCGGGAACCGGGCCGACGTAGAACGTCTGAGAGCCGTACATGCTGTACGCGATGGGCCTGCCGACGTAGTTCTGCCAATAGCGAAGCTCGGCGTTGAACTGTGTCCACGGCAGATAGCGCAGCGGGATGCGGCTGTTGCCCCAGTACAGATTGATGTTAACGATGTCCAACGTCAGCGAGCCCTGCGGAAGGGCGCTGAACGAGTAGGACTCTTGGTTCTGAATGACAGAGCTAGATTGTAGAATACGATTGACGCCGGTATCGCGGACCAGACGGTTTCGGGCACCATTGATGTCGTCTGTCAATTCCTGGTCGGTCCAGAAATTGGCATTGGCATCATGCAGCAGGCGTCGGACCTGCGTGATGTAGTCCGAAAGAGTGGTCATTCAGGCTCCGCGTCATGCTGCATCCGCCCCCACCTTCCCCTTCCCCCGTTTGATAACAGGGAAAGGGGTCGGCCCCACCGCTGGGGACGGGGCGCGGGGGAGCGATGGGCGTTCTCTCGTGATCTCGTATCGAGCAAGACGCTCGAGAGCCGCCGGTACGTCAGGACTGGAGTGGGTCCAGCCCAAGCGGACAAGAAATTCCATCTTATCCGCCAATTCGTATCCGAAAATGTTCTGGGCAACGTCGTATTCAAGCTCGACACTCTCGCCAATCTTGAAAACATAAGAACGACCATGCCAACGGGTGTGAAGGTCATGGTCGTCTTTATTCGTCACCCAGACAGTGTGCATCAGAAGCTCACCATGTCGCCATAAACCGCGATCTGACACTGCGCGTTAGCGACGTTTGCCGTCACGTTCACGAACAGAACAGAAGCGTTGTACGTCGCATTGGCCGCGTTGGTCGGCGTAATGTCAACGTAGGTCGAGGCGCTGGTCAGGTTCGTCAACGTGACCGTACCAGTGATGAGATTGGCGCCGTCATTGGACGTGCCAACCGTCACGTTAGCCGTCGCTGCGCTCGGAGCCGTACCACCCGCCGAATTGCTCAGGTTCGAGACCGTGATGCGGCGGATGATGTACGAGCCAGAGCCACCCAGACCGCCGCTCAAGATCGGCAGAATGGCAACAGCGTTCGAAGTCGCGCTGAGCAATACAGGACGGGAAATCGAGAGCCGGTAAGTCCCGAAATTGTCCTGTAGATTTTGGCCTACAGCATCAGGATTAGCCATTTAGCCCTCCTTACGAGGTAGCGTAGGAGGACTGCGTGGCCGCCTGACCGCCGTTGACCGTGTACAGCGTCACCGTCTGCGTGCCGGTCGTCGCGTTCGCGCGGACGCTCACACCGTCCGAAATCACCACCGCCGAAGAAGTGTTGTTCGCGACAATCGAGGTCCAAGCGTTAGCCGAGCCGGTGTACGCATTAAATTCGATGGTAACGTTCGCAGTCGCCGGAAAGATGTACGTCCCAGCCGGGATGTATTGAGCGTTTAGCATCGCAGTCGCGTTACCGGCGCCGACATTCGACACCGTGACCGGCTGGAATGTACCACCCGGCGTATTTGCCGCTACACCGGCAAGAACAATTTTGCTGAAACCACCAGCCATTGTCGAAACTCCTTAGAGCGAGAGCGAGTTGTAACCCGTCACCTTAGTCATCGACTTCGGCTTCGTGTTGACAAGCTCTGCAATGTTGAGGACCGCACCGACGTAGCCGATCTGCCAATTCGGCAGGGTCGATTCAAAGCCGGTGAACACGAACTGGCCCTGCTCGTGGATGTAGAGCGAGAGATAGTTGGTGTTGAGCAAGTACAGCGTACCTTCCGGGCAGTACGGATCGGGGTAGATCGGCACGCCAGCGACCATGAGAGCGCGGAACGCAGCCTGCGGGCCGTTCGCGTCGCCATCGAAGCCCGAACCGGGGGTGATGACGTACTGTTCCTGACCAACGTAGTCCTGCGCGAGCAGCGTCCACGTACCGAAGCCGCAAACACCGAACGACGGCACTTCCGCGCCGTACTTGACGGTGCCGGAGATGTACTGAAGGACGTTCTGACGGGTCGGGTTGACCGAACCAGCCGCGTAGACCTTCGAACGCCACCACGGGTTCGTCGTCGACGAACGAGTGATGTTGCCGTACGAGGCCGTACCCGTGCCATCGTCCACCGCAGCCGGCAGACCAATGAACTGCTGGGTATTGGTCGTGTTGTTGTAGAGGGCGGTCGCCATGCCGTCCATCATCACGTTCGTCGCGTCGTTCATACGAGCTTCGATGAGCGGGATGATCGCATGATCCTGCTGGACCGCGCCTTCCATGCCGAGGAACGGCACCGGAGCGATCATCAGCTTCAGGTTAAACTCGGCGTTATACGCGCCCTGCTGGACGGACGGCTGGGCAAAGGAGCCCGAGTAGTCCGACCACTGCGCGTTAACGAACTGAGCGCCCTGAACCGGGACGGTGACGGAGGAGACACCGCCCGTCGCGGTTTGGCTGTTGGCGATCAGAGCCGCCATCAACGGAGTCGAGTTGTAGATTTGCACGACCATCTTGGGGATGAACGCGCGCCTCGTAACGTATGTGAGTTCGGTGTACTGGTTAGTACCCGAAGCGGGGATAATGCCGCCACCAATAGCCATTGTTTACCTCATCGAGCCCTGTGTAACGTCACGTCCCCGCTTGTATTCACAGCCCAATCGGGCGCGGATTTTTCCGCA